GTATGTGAAATCTTGCCACAACATGCTGGTGAGAATATCGTTATGTCTTTATTTGAAGAACTACAATCAAGAGAATTGCTTCCTAATTATTATTTTGATGAACACTTAGATGACGTATATGCGTTAGATGAAAAGGAAAAGTTTTGATGTATGATATAGCATTGTATGGTCACTTAGTGCTTGACACAGTAAAAGAAAATTCTAAATCAGCACATGATGTTGGTGGTATTGTAAATGTGTGGCGTGCATTAAAAAACATGGACCCAACGTTAGACATTTATGTTTGTCCATCTAGTATCGGAACATCGACAATCACAATCGATAAAGAGAACAGTCAAAGAACAAGCGAATCTAAATTGAATGGTGTTGACGTAAAGATTAAACCAGCGCCAGCAGTCATTAGTCATATTGCTTATATCAATGAAATTGACGATTTGAGTTTTGTCAAAGACGTATCGGGGCTAGTCTTTGCTGATATTTGTTCTGGCAGAGAGATAAACAAAGATGTGTATAAGTATTTGAATTATATCTTTGTGTCTGAAGAAGACAAGCATTTATTGAGAGATGTTGAAGAATTCAAAGGCACAGTCATTACGCATTCTCCAATGAAAAGTTACAACAATAAAGGCAAAACTTTTACTCTACCTGAAGACAAATATATAAAAGGTGCAAACGTATTAGGTGCAGGTGATTACTATGCCGCTTGCTTTATGTACGGAAAATTAAACACAAGATTAGATCACGAATGTATGGTACTTTCGCACAATCTAACTACACATTATTTGAAAAGTAAAGTATGAAGACAAATGTATTGGTGCCAATGGCAGGCTTAGGCAGTCGCTTTCTGAAAGAGGGATTTACTGTACCTAAACAATTGATTAACATCAAAGACAAACAGTTAATTGATATCTCACTTGATTGTTTGGACACGACAGACTGCAATTTGATTTTTATCATTCGTGACGAACACGTATACAATTTCAGAATGGATGAAATCCTACGTATGAAGTTTGGTGATGATATTAAAGTTGTTGTGTTAGATCACTTGACTAGAGGTTCAGTTGAGAGTTGCTTGTATGCATCTGAGTATATCGACAATGATGCACCGCTTGTTATTCATACACTAGACATTGAGTTTAGACCAGTTTTTGATCCTAAGATTGTCGGTAATCTTTTAGCTGATGGTGTCTTGTTAACATTCAAATCAAATAGCGCAAACTACAGTTATGCTAAGTGTAATGATGAGAACTATGTAACTGAAACTGCTGAGAAGAAAGCAATTAGTTCTGACGCATGTGTTGGCATATACGGATTCAAACGTGGTTCTGATTTCTGCAAGTATGCAAAGAAAATGATTGCCGATGACATTCGCACAAACAATGAATTCTATATTGCACCATTGTATAATCTGCTGATTGAAGATGGACTTAAAATCACTACGCATCCAGTAGAGAAGATGCATGTGTTTGGAACACCAGATGAGTTTAACTTCTATAAAAAGAATGTTGTCAAACGTTTTGGTGATAAGCCATTTGCACTATGCTGTGACCACTCTGGGTTTGAAGCGAAAGAATTATTCAAGTCAGTATTAAAAGGTATGGGTAAAAAGTACATTGACTATGGTACAGTTGTCAATCGTGATTGCAATTACAAAGACTTTATCAGCCAAGCTGTTAAAGGTATCGAAGATGGTGACTGTGACTATGCGTTTAGTTTCTGTAGAACAGGACAAGGCGTTAACATGTGTGCTAACAAATACAAAGGCATTCGCTCTGCACTAATCTATGACTACAATGCAATGGAAATGGCTATGCGTCATAACTGTGCAAACTTCTTTGCTATTCCAGCAATGAATGCAAATTCTGAAAATCTACATGAGTATCTTAGATTAGGATTTCAACATACATTCGATGGTGGTAGACACCAGTTAAGAATTCAGGAACTTGAATGAATGTATCAAACATAAATGATTATGTAAAAGGATGGTTTGTTGGTGACTTCAATCCATCTTTGTTTAAGAATCCATTCTTTGAAATTGGACATCATAAACATAAGAAGGGTGAGGAGACATTTCCACACTTTCATAAGGTTACAACAGAACTGAATTACATTGTCCGAGGAGAACTTATTGCGTCAGGTAAACATCTTAAAGAAGGTGATATGTGGACGTATGAGAAGAACGAAGTTTCTGCTGTAGAATTTTTAACTGACGTTGAATTGATAGTGATTCGATGGCCTAGCATACCGAGTGACAAATATGAAGCTAATTGCACATAGAGGATTGATGTTTGGTTCTGACAAGACAAACGAAAATGCACCATATCAAATTGAATCTGCGTTAGATAAAGGGTTTGATGCTGAGGTTGATTTGAGAATCGTCAATGACAAATTCTTTTTAGGACACGATGATCCTACATATGAAATTACGCCACAATTTCTATGTAAAAAAGGACTATGGATTCATGCTAAGAACTGGGAAGCATTAGAGTGGCTCTCAGATACACAATTGCATTACTTCTGGCACCAAGAAGACTCATACACATTAACTAGTTTTGGCATAGTGTGGGCATATCCAAATCAACCACTAATGGCAAAGAGTGTTTGTGTTATGCCAGAAAATCAAGGAATTAGCTTGGAATACGCATTCAATCTGCCAATATATGGCATATGTTCTGATTACGTAGGTGCTATTGACTATTTCAGAAAAAGATAGTATAATTATAAATAGATAACCCACTAAACATTTTTTGGGTATCTTACACAACTCATCACACACAGGAGGAAATATGAGTAAAACACCGTTCGAAATTCGCCTTGAAATTCTTGATATGGCGAAAGGTATCGTAATGGAAGACTATTACGCAAAGCAAAATTGGATCAGAGAAAAATGGGAGGTTGAATCAAGTATCGCAAGAGACACTGGCGTTACTGTACCAAACAGACCAGAAAATCCTGAGTTTCCAACTTCAGAAGACATACTGAAGAAAGCAAAAGAATTAAAAGCGTTTATCGATAACGCATAATTAGTTTGCAGGAGGGGTACAATGTATCCCTCCGTTCAAAAAAGAAAGGAAAAATATGAGAGCATTACTAGCAGTAATATTTTTAGTACTATTGTCAATCACATCTCTGTCACACGCATCAGCGACATTACCAACACTCAGAGAATTATCAGAAGCATCAACTGCACCAAAAGATTCAAGTAAAGCAGACTTGTATTGGATGGCAATGAACATCTATCACGAAGCTGGCAATCAACCACTTATTGGCAAGATTGCAGTGGGCGTAGTGACACTAAACAGACTAAAGGATAAACGTTATCCAAAAAACATTCGTGATGTTGTCACGGAACCATTTCAGTTTTCTTGGTACAATACCAAACAAGCAAACACACCACCGGCTAACAACGGTCGTTGGAGAGAATCATATGAAGTTGCCAGATTACTATTGACAAAAGCAATAGGTGCTGATATAATTAAACTCTTAGAGGGCGCTACACACTTTCATGCAATTGATGTTAAACCAGCATGGATTAACAAAGTGCATAGAATTGCACAAATTGAAGGCCATATTTTTTATAGATTATAACAGAGGAAATTTTGCAATGAATATTATGAAGACTGAAGTTAAGATGAGATCGTATCAGCGTAAGAATGGATATCCAGCTTACTACTATGCATCCGAGAGTGAGATAAATAATTCAAATTTTCGTACAGCAAAACCAGCAAAGGTGCAAACACAATTTGGCTACTACAAAAACGGTAGAATTACATCGGTACGATTCTATGAATCTTAAAATTCTGACTCAGAAAGAGTTTGAAACCGAAATCAAAAAGATTCAATTCGATAGGCATCCAATTACAATGATTGATGCTATCATTGAATACTGCACTATCAAGAATATTGAAGTTGAAACTGCGGCATCTTTAATTACACCTCGCATGAAGTCTTCTATTGAAGGTGAAGCAATGAAGCTGAAGATGATTGCACCGAAAGCTAGATTACCTATTGAGGTCGAAGACTGATGAAGATGGATGCTATAGACGCATACAAGGTTTACTTAGGAGTTAAAAATCATTTTACGTTAGACAGTTACGATTGGTTCAAGTATAACAAGAAAGTCAATGTCACATACGATTCTTTTTTGAAACGTAAAGACAAAATCTTTTTTGCTAAACTTGGCAATCGTAAAGATGCTTACTTAGAAGAGTTTTTAGTTTCTAATTTTATGCACGACACAAAAATGTGGGTCGGAGAACTTCTGTCTGAAGAGTGTGAAGAACGCTATAAAGAATGGAAACGTAGGCAAGAATCTTTGACGTATGTATTTAAAAATGAGATGGACTTTATCTCTGGTTGGTCAGCCAACGAACTGAATGAATTTTTTAATGCTAAAGGTGGAGATCATCCACCAATCATCAAGAAATATTTAAGAGGAGAAATCAGTCTGGAGACTCTAGCAATATTGAATTCACTATTGCATTTTGTCAAAAGGTATGATACAATGATACATGATCCAATCTACAAAGAGGTAAGCAAACTATGCAAAAAGTACCAGCCCTTTTTAAATTACGATACGGCACGGATGAAAAAGTCACTCAGAGAGTTAGTAGTGGCTTAGTGGCAGTAGTAAGTAAACCCAAGAAGGTTTGCCGTCTATTGTCACAAAAAGAGAATTGTGATAGACTATATACTATAGTAGATTATGATAAAAGTGGACAAGCAAAACATACATTCAATACTTAACATACAAGGAATATACTAATATGGCATCATCATCATTTGCAGATTTGAAAAAGTCACGCACCAAAGATTTGGAAAAACTCACAGACGCAGTTTCCAAACTCACAAACAAAGAAGAAGGTAAGAAGTCTTATGAAGACCTTCGCTTCTGGAAACCCACAGTAGACAAAGCAGGCAACGGATTCGCAACGATTCGTTTTCTTCCCGCACCCGCAGGTGAAGACGTGCCTTGGGTTCAAATATTTCAGCACTCGTTTCAAGGTCCTGGTGGATGGTACATTGAAAATTCGTTGACTACACTCAACAAGAAAGACCCTGTGTCTGAACACAATAGCATTCTCTGGAACTCTGGTTCTGATGCTAACAAAGATATTGCACGTAAGCAAAAGCGTAAGTTGCAGTATATCGCAAACGTTTATATTGTCAAAGACCCTGCAAACTCTGACAATGACGGAACAGTTAAGTTGTTTAAATTCGGCAAGAAGATTTTCGACAAGTTAAATGAAAAGATGAACCCTGAGTTTGAAGATGAAGTTGCAGTCAATCCATTCGACCTCTGGGAAGGTGCGAACTTCAAGTTGAAGATTCGTAAAGTTGAAGGCTATCAGAATTATGATAAGTCTGAGTTTGATACATCAGCACCATTGTCTGGTGATGAAGATGATCTAGAGCGTATTTGGAAACAAGAGTACAACTTGTCTGAATTTTTAGATGAAAAGAACTTTAAGTCTTATGATGAGTTGAAAGCACGTTTGAACAAAGTGCTTGGTCTTGAAGATGGTTCTTCTGGTGATAATTATCCGTTGGGAAAACCTAACGTACCAGTTACTGCTTCAGCTAAACCAGCGCCAGCACCTGCTAAGAAAACTACAGTTGCAGACTCAGTTGATGATGACGAAGACTTGAGTTATTTTGAGAAGTTGGCTGAAGATTAATATTTCGTAATCTCCTTTGTGACTTGACAGGGAAGCAATAAAATGCTTCCCTTTTTTTATGCGGCTACTAATTGAAAATTCGTATTATATGAAGGCTGTCTCCATGGATCATTCATTGGACTCATCTGATTAATATTAGTGACGTTCATAGAATTATCATTCTCAGTTTTTCCACCAACAGTAACAACAGAATTAATTGGCGCACCATTATTCGAAGTTATGGTTTGTGCTGAAGAAGTTAAATTGCTTGATGTGTTGACTTTGGCGCCCGATGTGATTGCCGCCGTAGTTGTAGATGTTGTAGCACCCGCAGTATTTCTAGCTACTGCTGTACGACCTGCGGCAGTTGGTGTGCCTCGGTCATAGCCAACACCTTTAGCTAAATCATATTGTCCATCAGTTTTTAATTCCCTAAGCACACCAGAAGTAATTGTTTGAATACTTTTAGATTTTAAGTCTGCGCTTGCTTTATCTAGTTTTTCTGCTGTGATTGCGTCTTTACCTTCTTTAAGACAATCACGCATAAATTCAATCATACTAGTAATACCAGTGCCTGCTTTCCATGAACTCAATGGACCAAAATTTTTATTCCATTTAGTGTTTGAATTATCCAAAGGCTCACCGGGTTGATGTAGAGACATTTGAATTCCATTATCTTGATGTAAGTATATACCAATGTGTTCAAATGGCAAAGGTTTACCCGACATTTGTTGCATCAACTTTGCTGAATTGAATAGAGCCATCAATATGGTATCAGCAAATTTACTCCACTCAGCTGGTGCGGCTGCTCCACTGGTATATGTAGTCTGAATGCCGTTAACCTCATTAGCAACTACTCCCAGGACTCTGTAGATTGATACTGGTGGAGGTTTGCTTTGCTTTTTCTTTCCAAATAAACCACCAACAATAGATCCGATGAAACCACCAACTATACCACCAACGCCAGGGAAGAAATAATTGCCGATAGCTTTTCC